GACTCCAGGCCAGGCCGCACACCGTCTTGACGGGGGCGGGCCAGGTCTCGGCCGGGGCGAGATGCGCCGGGACGGCCGGCTCGGGGAAGCGCTTCACATCCGGGGCATACCCACCGGCGTTCAGCCAATCCACCTTGAGCGGGTAGCAGGCCAGCGGCGGATCGGGGTGACTCTCGGCCGCGGGCAGGCCAGCTTCTCGGGCGCGCAGCAGGGTGATGGCATCGATCATGGCCGTTCCAGCCGTTCGAGCGTGGCTCTGGTCTGGCGCATCCGCTCGGACCACTCGTGCGTCTGGTCTTGAATGGGGGTCATGACCCTGCCCCATTCACCCGGATCGGCACCACGCATGATTACGCCCATGTCCTGATATTCATCATAGGATCGGAAAAATCCCAGACGCGCGGCCTCGAAATCTCGACGCGCTCGGCGCACTCGACGCCAGCGGCTCAGAATCGCCCTCATGTCAACCACCCGGTGATCGCGTCATCACTGGGCTTGGCCTCGTCCCGCCACCTCAGCAGACCCTGGGCCGGCGCCTCCTTGAGATGCTCCACGGCGCGCTCCAGCATCCGCACGTCATAGTGCGCAATGAGCCGGTTGCAGGTATTGGCGCTCAAGCTCCCGGTGCATAGCAGGCCGCGGACGGCCCCGCGGCCGGTGATGAGGTGGTTGTGGTCCACGCCGAGCCGGCGTCCACCGCGGCCTTTGGGATCGTCCGGGTGGACGCCCCTGGCCTTGCGACAGATGAAGCACCGGCCGGACTGGGCCAGGTAGAGCGCGCGGTACTCCACGGGGCTGAGCCGGTAGAGGCCCCAGCAGGCCCGGTAGAAACGGGCCCAGGCGCTGGAGATGACACGCTGCATCCCGGGCGGAGGGTCCCAGCCCGGGAACGGTTCAGCAACGGTCTGGGTGGTCATTCCGGAATCGCTTCCAGTGCCATCCGGAGAATCTTGCGCACCATGGCCGAGTCATGGACGCCACCACCGGTCTCGATCTTGATACCGAGCCCGTCCCCCTCATGGTGAACCCAGAGGAAGAGATACGGACAGCCCTGAGACATCGCAAGGAGTGCATCACCGTCCTCCTTGCTGAGGATGCGCTCGCTCTCGATGTACTCCACCGCATCGGCGGTCACTGGGACGCGATCTTGTAGAACGTCCGGTTCCGCTTGGCCGTGAACGAGGACCCCTGCCGGGTAACCGGCACCTGAACACTGCGAACCTCGTGCGCCAAGTGACCCTCCGAAGCCATGCGATGCAGGTGGCTGATGAGGGAGGAAGGCTTCAGGTCGTGCTGTTCGGCTACCGCCTCTGCCAGCTCGATTGCCTCGATGAACTTCACCCGGTCCAGCCGGTTCCAAAGATCCTGCCAGGCCTTGGCCATGCGGGGGCCGAACGAGTACGCCTGAACGGCTGGCGCTTCACCGTTCGGCTGTGCCTGAGTAGAGGTATTCATATCTGTACTATACGAGACGATACCTGGTCCATGCAACCCTGACAATCCACGTACATCAGGTCATCGGAGTCCAGCAAGCGCCAGCGCACCGGCCCCATCCGGTGCAGACCGCACGCGGGACGGCCCGGCGCGGCCGCTGAGCGCGCGTGTGTGACCGCGGGAGTCAGGAACGTGCGGTAGGCGCTGGCCCCGGTGCGCTCGGTGCCGTGACGGACCACCTGGAGCCTCAGCGCCTCGTTCACGATGCCCGTAAGGCTCATCCGCATGGCCGGCATCGGCTCCAGCGGAACCCAGGTCCGGCCACCGTGAGACGGCACGATCATCAGGCCGCGCTCGAGCTGGAAGACCAGCCGGGCCACGTCCAGATCGTTCACCCCACCGTGCCAGCGCTGAGCGGCCGGCAGGGTGTGCTCATGAGCAGCGTGCGTGCCCGCGCGCCGGATGAGCGCCTCGTCCTCGGGGGTGAGGTTGATACCGAGCGCCGGGCGGCCATGCAGGCGCGCGCAGGCCGGCCGGTGGCGCGGGAGGTTGCCGGTCTCGCGCTTGCAGACGTTGCAGACGCCCCCGGGCGCACCGGGGGTCGGGAAGGGAATCACTGTCATAGGTCCACTATAGCAGACGAGACAGGGTTGCAGGGTAGGCCCCGGCACCCTGCGCACCGTCTTTTCCCAGCTCGGCGGCCAGATGGGGCGCATTATTGCAGGGTGTTGCAGGGTACTTGCTAACGCAGTCTCTACTAGCGTTAAACACCCTTACCCCACTAGCTCTTATCTATATAGGTTTTACCTTGCACACCTTGCAACAGTAGTAATAAATATAGGTTGAGCAGGGAAAATGCTGTTGCATGGTAGTCGCATGACATCATGCAACTACCCTGCAACCTGGCCTTGACCCTGCAACAGCTCAGACCGCGGACGATCCGATCCCGTGCAGCATGGTTCCGTACTTGCCGTTCTCCCGGACGCGCTTGGAAGTCAGTCCGTCCACTTTTGCCCGAAGATCCCGGCTGAAGATCTCCTTCGTGGTTGTGTCCCTGGTCCGGCCCTCGCTCTCGCACCACGTCTGGTACTTCAGGAACAGGTGGTCCAGGGAGATGCGCTCGCCATCGGCCACATCGCACCAGTCCTCGATGAATGCCCCGATCGGGTCGGCCAGCCGGCGCGTACTCTCGGCCTCGGCCTTGCCGCTCTCGGGCTGGGTGAACCGCCCGCGGCCGTCCAGACGTTCGAGGCCGTCCAGGGCCCAGTTGAAGATCCCGGGCAACTCGTCCATCAGCTTCTCGGTCAGGCTGATGTCCTCGCGCCCGAAGAACGACTGCTTGAACGAGACGTAGAGCATGCGGTCCACCAGGGCCCCGCTCTTGTCGCTGAAGGTCGGCGTGTCGTTGCTCATGAGCATGAAGCGGACGCCCAGCTTGCCCTTCCAGGCCTGCTTGTTCTTGCGGTGGACCGTGACGTGATCCTCGCCGGACACCTCGAGCAGGATCTGCACGGCGTCGCCGATGTTGCGCGAGTGCCAGCGCACGTCCGAGGCCACGGCCAGCGCCGCGCCCACCAGGGGCTCCAGCCCGAACGTGCTCCCGAGGGTGCCCAGGTTGAGCCCTGAGACGTTCTCCTTGCCCACCAGGGCCCCGAGCACGCGCGCGATCGTGCCCTTGCCCGAGCGCTTCTTGCCGATCAGGGCCGCCATCTTCTGCTGATCGGTGCGCCCGGCCAGCACGTAACCGAACCACTCCCCGAGGAAATCCTGGCTCTCCCGGTCGCCCGGGAGCACCTGGTCAAGGAACGCCTGCCAGGCCGGCGCCTCGGCCTCGGGGGTGTAGTCGAACGGCAGCGAGAACAGGTTGAATCGCGAGGGCCGGTGCGGCAGCAGCTCACGCCCGACCACCACGCCGTTAGCCGCGGCCAGGGCGGGCTCGGCCTCGCCGGTGCGCTGGAGCACCCCGACCCCGAGCGCGTGGGCCACGTCCCCGATCTTGCGCCGGGTGGGCGCCCACGGCGTCCGGACCGGCTCCTCCCCCTCCTTCTTGGCCGGGCTCAGATACACGGCATCGCCGGTCTGGCCGTACAGCCAGCGCTCCACCTCGGGCACGTCCTCCACCTCCCAGTGCGCGCCTGTCCACCGGTAGAAGTCATCGCGCCACCAGGCCCGATGGGGCTGGCCGTCCGTCGCTGGGATCTGGCCGGCGAGCTCGCGCGCCACCTGGAGCGGCTGGCCGGGTGGCGGCAGGATCTCGAGAGGCCCGGGGGCCGCGCCGGACTCCGGGGCCACCGTGGCGGACGGCTCCTTCTTGGCCGCGGTCCAGGAGCGACCGGCCTCGGTGGCCGAGTAGGCCGAGTTGATCGTCTGGAGATCGTTGCCGTCCGGCGCCGCCCAGCCGGTCACCGGCTTGAGCGCGGTGATCATCAGCCGGGCGCAGCGCTCGCGGTCCACCAGCCAGGGGAAGTGCGCGCACGCCATGGCGAACGAGTTGATGGCGCCGTTGAAGCCGGACGTGGTGGCGGCGAGCTCCGCCCTGGCCTTCCTGACCCACTCCACGGCCTGGGCCTTGGTGAACTCCCGGGCCGGGTCATCGAACGGGTCTTCCTCGGCGGCCGCTGTGGGGGACGGCTTCACGGCCCTCATCCGGTCGATGACCACCTGAGGAACCCAGTACCCGTCCGAGACCCATCCGTCTGGAGATTGACCCATCAGCGACCACTGGCCGATGCCGTCAGTGGTCGGGGCCGCGATGACGAAACCGCCCAGGCCCCGGACGTCCACGAACGGCGCGACCTTGCCGTCCTGATCGTTTCCGATCGGGTGGTCCGGGTGGGCCCGGTAGTACCAGTGCTCGCCACCCCCGGCCGTCTTCACCAGCGCCAGAGGTGCGGGCGGATTGAGGGCCAGCCAGTTGGCCATGCCCTCCTGGCCGTCGCAGTCGACCACGACGAGACCGCTCTTGCCGGTGTCGATTAGCAGTCCGGCGCTCGAGTGCTCCTGCTGCCAGGCGCCGATGTCGGCCAGGGACCGGGAGCTCCCGTCGCGCCAGGGGCCGACGGGACGGACACTCTTCTTGCCGTCCGGCTTGCGCGAGACGTACACGGGATACACATAGATGCCGTTCTGTACGTACTCCCGTGCGGCCGGCCACACTATGTTGTTATCCTCAAGCACGGATGCCTCCATATCTAGTTATGCCGTAATGGACGCCCCCTGGCTTGCCGGCCAGGGGGCGTTTGCCTTGATCAGGGGGCGTCAGCGTACTCCCGGCCGTGCCAGCGTGACCTTCTCCGACGCGCGCGTCACGGCCGTGTAGGCCCAGCGCCGGGCGTCGGACTTCATCTGGTCCGTGCGGTCGACCACATACACGTGCGGCCATTCCGAGCCCTGAGCCTTGTGGACCGTGATGGCCTGGGCGAACGTGAACAGCCCTCGCGAACCCTTCCAGGCGCTCAGCTTCAGTTTGGCGTCCTTCTCCTGATCGAGGCCCTGGAACCCTTCCTGGAACGCGGACAGCTCCACCTCGTGGCCGTCGTCGTCGCGGGCCTGGATGGTGAAGCCGAGATCATCTCGCTGGGCGCCCAGCACCACGTACTGCTGGCCGTTGAGCAGGCCGGCGTCTCGGTTGTTGGCCAGACACATGATCTTGTCCCCGGCGACCGGGTAGCCCGGCATCCGGCCCAGCTTCTGGCGGATCTTCAGGATGAGGTTCCAGCGCGTCCGGTTGGCCCACACCAGGATCTGATCGGCCGCCATCGCCTCGGCCAGGCTGACCGGCACGAGATCGTCCTCCCAGGAACCCCCGGTGCGGATCCTGGTGGCCAGCGCGAGCACCGGCGACTCCAGGGCCTGCCGGTGGATCTCGGTGAGCAGGAAGTCCGGCTCGGCCGCGGTGTAGTGGCCGCCCCCGTCCACCGGGGGGAGCTGCGCGGGGTCGCCGAGCACGAGCACCGGCACCCCGAAGCTCTCGATGTCCTGGGCCATCCGGGTGTTCACCATGGAGACCTCGTCCAGGACGATCAGATCGGCGTACGCCCATTCGCTGGCCGGGTTCAGCTCGAACCGCGGGCGCCGGATTTGGGCCTCCAGCTCCTCGACCCTGGTGGCAAGGGCGTGCTCCTCGGCCTGCCACATGTGCTGTTCCTGCTCGGACGTGATGCCCGCCTTGGCCAGCGTGATGGCGGCCCACTCGTCGCGCGCCAGCAGCAGCTCGGCTCGCGCCTCCCGGTTGTCGGTGGGCCGGTAGATCGCGCTGTGGATGGTGGTGGCCGGGACGCCCTTGCGCTGGAGCACGCTGGCCGCCTTGCCGGTGTAGGCACCGAACACGGCCTGGACGCCCAGGGCTGTCTGGATGTGCTTGACGATGGTGGTCTTGCCGGTGCCCGCGGGGCCGAACAAGCGGAAGGGCGCCGATGCATCCTGCGTCCAGCCCGTAGCTCCGGTGAACCACGCCTTGACCGCGGCCACGGCGCGCTCCTGCTCGCCGGTGAGCTGGAATGCGTCCGGTCGTGCGGTCGGCCCGGTCTCCCGGCGGGGATGTCCCATGATCTGATCCACTCGCGCCTGGAGCGCGCTCGGGTCAGCCTGGCCCGGATTCAGTGCCAGCCCGATCCGCACCGGGTCCCCGCACGCGCATCGCTCCTGGCCGGCCTTCACCTCCCGTTTGCAGTTGAGGCAGCGCGCCTCCACGTGCTTGATCACCATGTTGTTCTCCTTTCGATAGATCTACTATAGCAGACCTTTCTCCGCCTTGACACCTCCCCCTCATCTGCTATAGTAGATCTATCAGCAGGACGAACCAGGGAGTGACGATGGCGAAGTTCGAGACCCCGACCACCAAGGCCACCAAGGCCACCCGGGCCCTGATCAAGGCCACCTACCCCGGGGTCACCGGTATCACGGTCGCCACCCGGATGGGGTTCGGCACTGCGGCCAGCCAGGTCACCTATCCGGCCGGGATCGACTTCCAGGCACTGCGGGATGCGGCCATGGACGCCGGCGCCCTGAGCGTCATCGGTGGGGACTACGCCACCACGATCACCTGGGGCAACGCCTGATGGCCAGGAGCATCGACATCTCAGCAGCTCAGGAGCGCGTCATCCGCGCCGCCTGGGCCTGGGAGTCCCATCCTGCGCACAGCTTCGCCCAGGCCGAGCTGACGGAAGCCGTACGGGACCACAAGGCTCAGGCGGAAGCCCTGGGCGCCCGTACGGCGAAGCCGGCCACCGACCACTGTGGCAAGAACCTCCCGGTGGAGGGTCACGGGCTCGTTGCGTGCGGCGAGCCCGTGGAGTACATCGCCGCCACGCCGCCCGAGGTGCCCTACTCGGGCTGGCGGCACACCAACCGCACCACCGACACCGATCACCTACCGGTCCCGAAAGGCTGGCTGTCATGAAAACCGTTCAGATTTCCACGATCACTGGAGTCCCCGGCGTGGAGAGCATCATCGTGGAGCCCGACGGGGACTTGTTCCAGGGCGTTCGCGTCCGGCTGGTCACGGACCTGCATGTGGACCGTGACCAGGACGGGCAGAGCTACGGCCTGGAGGAGCTGAACGAGTACATCGTGGCGCTTCAGACGGCTCAGGCCCTCGCCCAGGATCTGGCCCACGCCATCGAGCGCGGCATGTCGGCCCCTCCGACTATGGCTGGAGTCCGCGAGCCTCGGGTCTGGGAGAAGGTGGACGACATCCCGGGCGACGTCAAGATCATCATCGATAGCGACCTGGATGCCTACTTCCGGGTGGGCGAGGGATGGGCTGCTGGCCCCGGGAAAGACCCGTTCACCGTCATCGAGAACTTCGCCCCCTTTACCGAGGTCATCCTGTGACCGCCACGCCCACCGAGAGGGCCGTGATCGAGACAGCCTGCCGCGTCTTCACGGCTGAGGGGATGCGCGAGCGCATCGAACGCATGGCGGACTTGAAGCGCGCCGTGGCGGCCCTGGAGCTGGAGATGCTGGTGGCCGCCACGGACCAGCCCTCCACCAGGGAGCGTTTCGTGGCGGCGCTGAGCAGGCCCGGCGCGGAGAGGGCGCTGAACGCGTTCGGCCGCACGGGCCTCACGGTCACCCAACTCGGTCAGTTGACCCCACGGGAGGTTGCGGACATCCGGAGTTCGGGAACGGTCGCACGGGCCCGCTGGGCGGCCGCGCTGACGTACGTGGAGGTGCCCTGCTCATGGATGAACATCGTCGATGGTGAGCAGTACACGACTTTCCTGGAAGAGCTCCGCCGTGACTGACACCATGCGCATCCGCTGGGACCTGGTGGCGGAGGGGGATCAGCTCAAGAGCATCAAGAACGGCAAGTTCTACCCGGTCACCAGGACGGTGGCGCTCAAGGGCGGCCAGGTCGCTGTGACAATCATGCTGGGCGAGGTCCCGCGCACGATCACCCGGCCCACGCCGGCCGAGCCGATGGCCATCGTCCGCCGCGGGCCCACGGGCGCCGCGGTGGACGTGTTCGTGTCCGTGATGAGTTCCGGATGATGTGGCGCATCGGCACCAAGGCCGAGGCCGATCCCCTGCTGGAGAAACATCACTACCTCGGACCGATCAAATCCGGCGCTTTCTCGGCCATCGTCGTCGGAGTGGACGATGGCCGAGTGGTGGCCGCTCAAGTCTGGCGCCGCCCGACATCACGCCGGCTCCCCTCAGACGGATCCTGGCTGGAGCTCTCTCGCTGGTGCCTGACGCCCGAGGCCGGGCCGAACGCGGGGAGCCGGCAGCACGCGGCCGCGGTCAAGCTTCTCAAGTCCAGAGTCGTGACCACCTTGGTCAGCTATTCCGATCCCTCCCAGGGGCACACGGGATCCCTTTATCGGGCATGTAACTGGCGGTGGGCCCCGACCTGGCAGCGACTACGTCCCCCGCCGACAGGCGCGGGTAACTGGGGAACGGATCAGGTTCAGCACGTAAAGGACCGATGGATCTTCCCGGTATCGAAAGACCTCAGGCGAGATCACCTCCTCTCGATCAAGGACAACGGGGCTATCCGCTATTGGATGAAGTCGGCCAGTGAAGCGGAGCGCGCAATGGCCTTGCGCTCCCTGGCCCCTGATTTGGTCAAGGCCGTGACCTCGTGATGTGGCTCTGGATCCTCGTCGGCCTGGGCCTGCTTGCCGGCGCCGGGTTCGCGGCCACCCGGGCGAACCACTACCAGCCGAAGAACGACGATGAGGCCACCGCGGACTACCTCACCTGGGGCCACGAGCCGTGAGTTTCACCGGTGGTGGGGTGGGCCGGCGCGGGAATTGCACGCGCAAGCACCCGCTGACGTCGCGCGCTGCCGGGGATGCCGTTATCGGTCGCCTGGTGGCGCGCGGCGCGTACGGCCCCTCGATGCAGGTGGTCCGGTGCCGGTATGGCAAGCGGGATCACTTTCATGTGGCGCACGTAATTGCCAAGGACCGGAAAGGCCGCCGGGCCCGCTGATCTGCTATAGTAGGGGGATGAATATTAAGGAGAAACAATGCCGAGCCTGGGCCCGGTACGTCAACCATTACGGCCACATCCCTGGTGTCGTGATCGGTGGCTGGGGGGCCGTGCGAGCCATGAACTACGGCAGACGGAGGGGCCACTACTACCACGTTCGTCGCCAGCAGAAGCACGTCTTCATGACGGGATACTCGCGATGATCCAGCTCAGGGACTACCAGGAACAGGCGCTCGAGGCTGAGGCCCAGCACCGGGCCGACCACCCCGAGGAAACCCGCCTGGCCATCGTCATGGCCACCGGTCTGGGCAAGGGGATGATCATCGCCGCCCGGGCGGTACGCGCGATCGAGGACCCGATGTTCTCGGGCCGCGTGCTGGTGCTCGCCCACACCGACGAGATCGTCAGCGACCTCGCGGCCCGGTGCCGTTTCTGGGCCGGCCAGTCGGAGTTCCCGATCACGGTCGGCATCGTCAAGGCCGAGAGTGACGAGACCGAGGCGGACATCGTGGTCGCCTCCACCCAGACCCTGCTCAGCCAGGAGCGCCGGGACCGCATCACGGACGTGGGCCTGGTGCTGGTGGACGAGTGCGAGCTGTACGCGGCGCCGGAATGGTCCGGCGTGTTGCGGCATTTCGGGTGCTTCCCGACGCCTGTTCCGCATCCGATGGACAGCTTCCCGACGTTCATCAATCGGGGCCCAGTGGTCCCCGCGCTCGGCTTCACGGCCACCCTGAAGCGAGGGGACGGCCAGGGGCTCGGGACTCTCTGGCAGGACGTGGCGTTCAGTCGGGACATCTCCTGGGGCGTGCGCCACGGCTACCTCGTCCAGCCGATCGGCTACCGGCTGGAGATCGATGCCCGGCTGACCTCAGTCCACGGCAACGAATTCACGCTGGGCGTCCAGGATGATCTCCTGATCGAGGCCATGGCCCCGGCCAGGATCGTGGAGCGCTGGCAGGAGCTGGCGAGCAACCGGCCCACCATCGCGTTCATGCCGCTGGTGCGCTCGGCCCGGATGCTCTCCCTGGCCTTCCATGACGTGGGTGTCCGGGCCGAGGTGGTCCACGGCGACATGCCGACATGGCAGCGCCGGGAAGCGCTCGAGGCGTACGCGGACGGCAAGGTCCAGGTCTTGGTCAACGCCATGGTGCTCACCCGTGGGTTCGATGCGCCCAAGACCTCGTGCGTCATCGTCGGCCGGCCCACCAAGAGCGTGAACTTGGGCATCCAGATGGCCGGCCGCGGCCTGCGCCGAGTTCCCGGCATCCCGGTGGAGGAGCAGGACTGCATCCTCATCTACGTCCAGGACGCCACCACCGACCTGTTCTGCCATGCCGACCTCAGTGACCGGCCGATGGACCGCAAGGCCCAGGGCGCGCTGACCGTCATGGAGGACCAGTGGGACATCGGCGCTGAGCTCGCTGACGAGACCCGTTTCTGGACCGGCCAGGTGGACGCCACCGAGTTCGATCCGCTGGTGCGGCGCTCGAGCAAGGTCTGGCGCACCACTCAGCACGGCACGCCTTATTTGCCGTATGGCAAGGATGGCCAGTACGTGTTCGTGGTGGGCACCAGCGTGTTCCTGCGCGAGGGCGCCAGCGTGTTCTTGCGCGAGGGCGCGATCACTGCCGGGAGGATGCGCACGGTGCGTCTCCACAAGGACCTCCCCGATCTTGAGCTGGCCATGAGCGTGGCCGAGGACGAGGCCGAGGACCGTGGGGGCGGCCTGGGTCGCCTACTGGCCGATCGTGACCGGCCGTGGCGCAAGGGCGTGCCGTCGGCGGAGATGCAGGGCCGGGCCCGTCAACTCGGCCTGGGTAAGGAGCTGGCCGCGATCATGGCTTCCGGGGCGTCAGGTAAGGCCGGAAAACTGTCAGACCGCATCAGTAGCGTGCTGGCCACGCGAGCCCTGGAGCCGATGGTGGCCAAGATCAAGGAGGCTACGTCGTGAGCGCCCGAACCTGCTGGACGTGCGGCACGGTGCACGAGGACGGCGCGGCCTGCCGGATGGCGCCGGGCGTACTCGCGACCAAGCGTGCCACGGCGCCGGCGCCGGACAGCGACCTGTTCGATGACGCCAGGCCCAAGATCCCCACCAGGACGGCCGGATACAGCTCACTGTGCCCCGAGTGCTGGGACGACATCGACGTGAGTGACGCCATCACCTACATCGAGAAGGGATGGGTCCATGAGGAGTGCGCGCTCCCGGCCGAGGAGTGACCCCGGGGCCGTCTGGATCGCGGCCGCCCGCGGCGCCTGCATCAACGGGGACCACGCGGCCGAGCGCCGCTACCGCAACGCCGCGCGCCTGATCCGGCGCCGGCCACCACTGACCGCCCGAGCACGCTGCATCGAGAGGCTGACAAGATGAAGAAATTAGCAGCGCACATTCGGCAATCCGAATGGTTCACCACGCCGCCCGAGAGTGACCATCCTGGCATCCGCGTGGTCGCAGAGATTGCCCCTTCTGAAACATACGGAGGTCTGGTCATTTCAGTTATTGCTGAGGACGGGGAATCCTGGATCGAGTCCTACGGCCATGGTCAGTTCGTGGAGACAGCGTGACCACCACCGACCTGGACCTGTTCGATGACGTGGAGCCGGCCCCCGTCTACAAGGTGGAGAACGGCCGCTACCGATTCCCGGCGCCGCCCGGAGAGAAGGCCAGCCCCAACGGCTGGATGCGGATGACCAACCTGGTCAGCGCCTTCTCGGACCAGCGGGCCCTCCAGCTCTGGCTCGAGCGGATGACCCTGCTGGGCCTGCTGGCCCATGACGGCCTCATTTTCGATGAACTGGCGGCGATCCCGGACGACAACCTCTCCACGCAGTTGTTCGCCGATATCGCCGAGCGGGCCAGGGCCATGGCCGGGGGTGACGCCGGCGCGCGCAAGGGCACAGCGCGCCACCTGGTGTTCGGGGAGTATCTGGACACCGGACGCATCGGGGGCCATCGGCGGATGCAGCTCCAGATGGCTGACCTGCTGGCCGCCATGGAGCGCCACGAGCTGGAGTTCATTCCGGGCTGGTCCGAGCGCGTTGTCTGGCACCCGATCGGGGGCGGCACGATGGGCCGGCTGGATGCCCGGGTGATGTGCCGCCGCACCGGTCAGGTGGGCGTCCTGGACCTGAAGACGCAGAAGCGCTTCTGGACGTACCAGGAGATTGCTGGTCAGCAGTGCGGATACGACTCGGCCGGCTGGGTCTGGGAGGGCCCGGAGGGGCCGGGCGGCCAGTGGGCGCCCAACGAGGCCAACAACCTCATGGGCCGCGAGGGCGGCATGTGTGAGGGCAAGCGGGTGGCCCTGCTGGCGCACATGCCCAGCGATGGGGGCCCGGTCCAGATCCATGAGGTGGATCTGGAGTATGGCGCCCGGGTGCTCGAGGTGGCCGCGTGGGTGGTGGCGCTGCGCTCGCGCGGCAAGAGCGTGACCCCGGGCCGCGGGGTCGGTGGAATCCGGCCGGCGTACGGGGTTGCGCCCCGGCCCTAGCCCTGCTATAGTAGATCTATCAGGGAGCGGGGGTCAGCCCCGGAACTGATTGGTAACAGGAACGGCAAGGTCGGCCCACCTCCTGGACACGGGAAGCGACAGGTGAGCAGGGGATGCCCTGAGACCCGATCTTGCCTAGTACCGCGCTGATGCTCACTGGGTGTGGGCAGGGCTAATCCCCCGGTCAGGCCGGTTCGATTCCGGTCAGCGCACGGTTCACTCCAGCGGGATCGGCGAATCGGCGGGCCACCAACCCAATGTGGCGATCGTTCCCCAAGGAGTGAGGTCCGGCTGGTAACCGGAGAGCGCGGTAGTTCAAGGAGAACCCGAAAGGCACCCGCAGGGGCCTGTACCCCTTGTGGCCTGAGTAGGCAATCCGGGTTTCGAATCCCGGTCGCGCACGTGAAGTGTCCCCACTGCGAGAAGGAGATCGATATGGGCTTGTTCAACGCCGGCCGGCTGGAGTCCGTCACCAACCGCAACGCCACCGAGATCCAGGCCGGCCAGCGCCGGGCCAAGCTGGATGACGCCAACACCAGCACGCGGCCGAACACGGTCACGGTCCGGGAGTTGCAGAGGCGATCCCGGTAAGCTATACTAGACCTAGAGCCGGAAACCTCGGGGAGCCAGGGAATAGTCCCGCCTCAGGAGCTCCCGGCTTTACGGAAGGTACGGGGTCGGAGCGGGCCCATGACGGATCGGAAAGACGATCATGACGGGGCCGGGCGGAACTGGCGAAAGCCGTACGCGGTGAGCTAGCCATCCCGGCCCCGATCACGCAGTCCGTCAATCGCCTAGGCGTGTAGAGCGGACACGGGTTGTGCCCCAAGGGCTCCCGTATCAAAAGCCCTTGGGTGCCGAGGGGCCGGAACTTCGTCGCAAGCCTGGGGCCGGCCCCTCACCTCAAGATCAAGCAGAAGCACAAGCAGAAACGGACACAGAATGACCGACAGCACCGGCACCACCGAGGACCTCGAGCTGTTCGACGACGCCAAGGAAGAGTTCGCGGGCAAGGAAGACCTGAAGGACCGCCTGGTCGCCATCTGGGTGACCGGCAAGCACGGCACGCGGCAGGGCACCGGCCCCGGGGCCAAGCCGTACGACTGGTACGAGACCGTCACGCTGGTCATGGATGACGGTCCGAACTGGAACGGCTTCAAGGTGGTCGACGGCGAGCAGCGCGAGATGCTGGTGGCCTCGGTCGAGCAGGACGGCCCCCAGCGCCTGAACAACTTTCAGTACAGCCAGGGCGGCCTGACCGCGCGCCTGGCGCCGCGGGTGACCGGCGACAAGCCCAACACCTTCAAGCCCCTGCGGGGCCGGATCAACTCGCGGCCCAACAGCGTCAAGGGCCGCTCGCCGTCCTGGTCGATCGCGACCCCGACGGATGCCGACAAGGCCACCTCGCTGAAGTACGCGGACATGGTCCGCGAGATCTCCGCCGAGATGGCGGCCGCCCAGGCGGCCACGGACGACAGCGCTTTCGACTAGATCAACCAGACCGAGCCCCCGGACCGCCGCCATCGGTCCGGGGGCTCCCTCGTATCAGGAGGCACCATGCAATTGATCATCGGCTCGGACGATCCGCCCGTCCTTCAGGGGTTCGGGGGCTATGAGTGGGCAGAGGTGAGCACGGTCGATCAGGCAGGGCACGCGTACGTCAGCGTCCGGCGAACCAACGGGCCCTCGGTCCAGCCCAGCGAGGAAGACCTGTCCCGCATCGCCGGCGTCATCCAGGACGCGGCCAACCAAGTCACGGCCGCGCTCGCCCGGCTGGCCAGGGAACGCCACCAGGATGCGACGGTGCGGCGCCGGCTGACCGCGCTGGTGGAGAAGATCGGCGAACACGGCGAGCTCGAGGACGGCTGGTCCGAGCACGGTGCCGCGCGCCTGAGGGAGATCCTCCATGGCTAGCTACCAGGACATCACGGTCCAGTCCGGCACGGGGACGGAAGCCTTGTTCGTGGCGGACGATTGCAACCATTCGGCGTGGTTCCGGCTTGCCGATGTGGACAGGTTCGGCGCCGAGGAGCCGGACGTGCCGTACATGGCGACCTGTGAGGACTGCGAGGTCTTCCCGGGCGACACGCGGCGCCAGTGGCGAAGGGTGTGGGTGAAGGTATGACCGCCGATGAGATCAGGTCGCTGGCCGATGTCCGGCCGGGGGACATCTGCATCACGCGGATGGGCGGCATCGTGCCGGGGTTCTTCCCGGTCGAGGTCGGACAGTGGTTTTGTAAAGAAAGCTTCCGGATTGGGCCGTTTAGCGCTGATCACGTGTTGGTCTGCGTCGAGCAGGGTGGCACCGGCGTCTCGGAGTACGCCGCTCGCGCCGTTCAGGCTATGCCGCGCGGCGCCGAGGAGATCGCGCTGACGCCGGCCAAGCACTGGACGGACGGTGCCGTCTGGTTCCGGCTCCCCGAGGACTACCCGGGCCAGGCGCAGGACGCGGCCGCCATCGCGCGCCTGTTCGTCTCGGAGAAGGTGCCCTACTCCTTCCTCTCCTACGTGGCGCTTGCTGCATGGTCCCGCGGGCTGAAGGCGGAGCGGCTGGAGCGGTGGATTGATCGGCGCCGCACGATTAACATGCGCCTTTTGGACCCTGAGCGCGCCGTGCTATGGCATGAGGGGGAGAGTCTCCCCCGAGAGGCAATCTGCTCCGTGCTGGTGGATCAGTGCTGGTCCCTGGCCGGCAAGCGGGTGATCGAGGGCGTGGCGCGGCAGTGCGTGACGCCGGGCATGATGGCCATCCAGCTCAACCGGCGCGCGGGCGTGCTGCGCGCCGGCCCCGGCTTCCTGCCCGAGCGCGGCCCCGCGTGAGGGGCTTCCTGGCCGGGCTCAGCCTGACGGGCTGGCTGCTGGTGGGTCTGCTGGCGCTGGTCTACGTACTGGTGACGTACGGGGCCGTGGTCTTCACCGATCCGGGCCCCGGACTGGACAGCACGGCCAAGCCGGGTCGCCACCGGCGCCGGGGGTATCGGCCGCCCCTGCCGCGGACGGTGCCGCCACCGGCGCCTCAGTGGCTGGGCGGGGACGAAAGCCAGGGCTGGTGGATCTGGAAGGACGAGCAGGGAAAAGCGTGACCGCGGGCCCCGGACTCGACATCCGGGGCTCGTCCTTTATAGCAGAATTGAAACGTGTCAAAAACAGGGCAAAAGGGAGGGCCCCCGTGGGGGCCCTCCGGGTGATCAGCGCTCGTCGACCACCCGGATCGTCCGGGTGGACCCGGCCGGCGCGCTCTGCCGGGCCGTCTCTCGCCGGTCCGCCACCTCGGCGGCCGGGATGTGGCGGACGTGCTCGGTGGAGCTGGTGGCCCGGCCGGCCGCGTTGACTGTCTGGGTCTTGACGATCATCTTGTGGAACATTTTCTGTCTCCCTTGCTCGGTCCCTCTTGCTTATATATCTACTATAGCAGAGCAAGCGAGGGGGCCGCAACCCCCTGTCTCAAGATCTTTCAGGCGGCCGGCTGGATGCGGAGCATGGCCCAGGCGCTCGGCCCGTCGTGGTCGAAGTCAACGTTCATGTCCTCGATGATCGAGTCCATGTGGGCCTTGATCTGGGCCCAGGTCCCAGGCCTCGGGCTCATCAGGATCTCGTTGTCATCCTCGGGGGCGTCCGGGTCGATCTCCACCAGTTCGAACATCTGCATTTCCGTCTCCCCCGCTAGCCCCTCTTGCTTATACATCTACTATAGCAGACCTAGAGAAGCCAGCGCAACCCCGGGCCCGGAAAGATTTACCGTCGCCGGCCGCTTGCGCGCCCTCCCCCACGTCTGCTATAGTAGAGCTATGAACAAGGGGAACGACATCAGCGGCCAGACCATCCAGATCTCGGACGACAAGCGGCCGATGACCGGCCTGTGGTACCGGAGCACCATCCAGACCTGGATGAACGGCAAGGTCACCAAGATCGAGGGCAACATGATCACGGTGGTAGCCACCGGGGGCGTGGTGGACGTCTGCACCGTGGGCGAGTTCGCGGACTCCTGGGAGCTGGCCTGAAGGATCATGGGCGAGGGGCTTGCCGGCCCCTCGCCCGGTCTGCTATAGTAGAGGTAACAGAGAAGGAGGCAGGCAGATGGCGAAACTGATCGTCCGGAGCGAGACCACTGGGGCCGAGATCGAGATCACCGAGGATGGCGAGGGCTACGGCGGGACGTGCACGGACGCCGGCGTGCGCGGCCCCAATCTCGTGGCGCACGAGGCGCGCAAGGTGATCCATCACCACCGACTGGTGGACGCCGTCGAGTTCGCCACGATACACATGGAGGTCTACCACGACGATGACGCCACCGTGACCCTCAGCGGAGAGGACGCATGATGCATCGCCTGACCAAGATCTGGACGGCCGGTATCGCCTACGTGGCGCTGGCCATCGGAGCCGGACTCTCGATCATGTACAACATCCTCCAGACCGTGGCCAACCGCGGGCCCCTGCTCGAGCCTGCCGATCTGGTCACGGCCGTGGCCATGCCCGGTCTCGTCGTGTTCGCGGTGGAGCTATTCGTCTCGCGCTGGTGGGTCGGGCGCGCTTGGCCCGTCCAGGTGATCCGCGTGGCCAGCGTGGCCTACATCGGTGGCGTGGCCATGCGAGCCTCGTGGACCCATGGCCACGCCTGGCTCGTTGGCCATGGCCAGACCGAGGACGTGGCCATCATGTGGCCACTGGCCATCGACTCCTTGGCCATCCTGGCCACCGCGCTGATCCTGGCCGGCCGCCGTGGCCACGTGGCCAAGCCGATGGCCACGGACGCTTTGGCCACGCCGGCCGGCTGGACAGGTCCCGTGGCCACGGCTGAGGACGTGGCCGTCAGCGAGGCCGCCTTCCGTGGCCAGCCGGACCCCGCGGCCACGGAAGTGGCCACCTCGTTCTGGCCACCGTCACCGGACGCCCTGGACATGGCGATCATGGCAGCTGACCCCGTGGCCACCCGGCCCGAGGGTGAGCTGGACGCGTGGACGGCCGGCTATGAGAAGGCCATCGACGAGGCCGGCCGCGATCTGGCCAACGAGGCTGAGCGGTTCGTCCAGGGCACCCAGGTTCCGGTGGTCCCCGGTCCTCTGCCTCAGCGCAAGGGCCCGGCCGATGTGCCCTCGGGCGTGGAGGGCTACCTGCGGGCCTGGGACCCGATCGCGAGCGGCCTGACCGGCAAGGACGTGGACATCTTGCTGGCGGCCTACCTCGGGCGCAGCACGCGCACGGCGCGCCGGTGGCGCTCGGCCGTTCTAGGACCGGTCAGCGCACCCCCTTCCTCCTGACCTTCCTCTCTGCTATACTAGAGGTAGCGACCTCAGGGAGGTGAAACATGATCCGCTTCATCATCAAGATCTGGAAGACCTGCCTGACCTGCGGGGGAGACGGCAGGGACAAGTCTGACCGGAACAAGCCGTGCCCTGCCTGCAACGGCGCCGGGGGTATCGACACCAGCAACATCTGACCACCTCACGCACGGAAGCCCTGGACATCCGAAGAGTCCAGGGCTTCCGTGCGTCCCACCGCGGCCAAGCAATAGGAAGGGTGTCAGGCGTGATTGACTCTACTCGCCCACCCTGCTCATCACGAACACGTCCAACGCGGCCTCGTCGTACAGGATGGCCCTGCCTCGCTTGCCCACCGGCTCGGGGAACGTCTCAGCGTGCCGGTGGCGCCAGTTCTGGAGCTGGGTGAGGGTGAGCCCGGGGCGGGTCGCCACGTACTCACTGAGGCCCGTTCCAGGCACTGATGACACAGTCTCTGACCAGGGCGCTTCCTCGTTCTCGCATGTCGTCGTCATCAGCCCGAGCATCATCCCCGGCACGTCCGGGATCGGGGCCGCGCCGGTCGCCCAGGCGATCAACTCGGCCTCCTTGTGCTTGATGTCCATGAACGGTGCCTGGAGCTCGCGCAGACTGTCGCCCACCACCAGGTGCCACCGGCCGGACGGCCCGCGGCCCAGCGGCGCCGGCTTGATCTGGGGGGCCAGCATCCGCCACTGGTTCGCCGTGGCGCGAGCCAGCAAGCGAATGCCGAAGTTCTCCCGGTTCTCGGCTCCCGCGGTGGCCTTGGCGCTGAGGCTCTGGCCGGCCATCAGGATGTGCATCCGCAGCTCGCGGCCCATGCTGGAGAGGTTGCCCAGCGCGGTCAGCGCCGGGCTCATCATCGGGTCCCCCTGGCCCTTGATGCTGCGCCAGTAGGCCCTCAGTCGGTTGCTGGCCGCGTTCATCTCCTCGAGCACCACCACCAGCGGGATCAAGGTGTCCGGGTTCCCACCGCTGGAGATCAGCCGCGCGCGGCGCAGCAGTTCGGCATCCAGCCAGATGAGCGCCTCGTGGAGCTCCTCGGACTCGCTGGCGTAGAGCACACCGGGGATGCGCCTCAGCCACATGTGGCTGGTGAACTTGGCATCCAGGCAGGCCACGCCATACCCGCGGCGCATGAGCTGGCCCACCAGGAAGGCCAGCAGCTCGCTCTTGCCGGCGCCGGACGCCGCGGCGATCAGGGCGTGCGGGCTCTCCATGGCCAGATCGATGGCCACCTGACCGCGCGCGCCCAGCCCGGCCGCGAGCTCGCTGGCCGGCACGTCCTCGGGCATGGCCATGTCGGCCAGCGAGGCCTTGGCCGGTGGCTTGGCCGGCATGGTGAACGTGACCGTGGGCGCGCGGCCGGCCAGTGACCACGTGGCCACCATGTCCGGCGCGGACAGTCGGTCGGCCACTACTTTGGCCACCTGGCCACGGCTGCCCTCCTCGCCCACCCAGCCGACCGGGAAGCGGATGGCCACGGCGTGGCCCGTGGCCACGTCCCGGAAGTCTCTGGCCACGGTCACCCAGCGGTGGCCATGGCCAGCCACGTGCTTGATCTTGGCCACCGTGGCCACGGACATGGCCAGTGGCTCGAGGACATCGCGGCGCCAGAGGTGGCCACGCCTGGCCATGGCCACGGGTCTGGCCATGGCCAGGAGGATGACCTGGGTGGCCACGAGGATGGCCACGGGCCACACGATGGCCATGGCCACGATGACCGGCGTGGCCATCACGGGAAGCCTGGCCACAAGGAATCTCCTATAGCCAGGTAGGAATTGGTACCACGTGGCGTAGCCACTGATGTCCGTGGCCACGGTGCCGTAGCGGAAGCCGGTGGCGTTGGTGTACCGGTGGCCGTTCAGCGGCCGGCCGGAAAGCCACCGGTAGAGACCGGCCAGGCGCCCGTTGAAGCCGGGAGGGCAGGGATAGGTGGCGGCACTCTTGATCGGCTTCAGGGGCATCTTTCCAACCTACCTCACACACAACCAATAGGTTGTACGTCGGCTAGACTGCCCGTTGACGCCCGCAAATCTGCAAGTTGCACGAGGGGATGGCATATGTCCGAACAGCGCGATACGCGCGCAGCGAGGCACGCGCGCACGGTGACGAGGTTGCGCGAGGCGGCCGACGAGCTGAGGTTGCATGGCTTCACGGTGACCGAGCCTGAAGACTTGGAGATCCCACCCCATCGACGTATTGCAGATGTGTCAAACGTGGAGTAGACAGGAAGCAAGCAAGTGAACGGCCGGCCCGGGTGAGTACCGTCTCCCCGGGCCGGTCCTGTCTCTGCCGATCAAGGGAGATCACGTGTCCGTCAGCCCCATCCCCGCGAGCGACATCGGGGAATTTATCAACCTTCCGGCCTACGCCTGGACGGACATCCCCGCGGCCGCCGTGCGCGTGTACGCCGGCTCGCCCACGGGTGGGCTGGCTCAGGTGCTCCCGGACGGGACGCTGCGCCTCCTGGGCGCGTACGAGATCAGGGTGGAGAAGATGCCCGTTGGCAACCCGGATGTCAGTCTGCTATAGTAGAGCTATGACACAGACTGAGGAGTGGTGAGGATGGACCTGGAACTAAGAGCAGCGCTGATTTTCTTTGCGCTCGGACTGATCTCTCTCCTCACCGTTCTGCTGATTTCGTGACCCGCTGGACGCGCAAGGTACGCCGGCGCCGGCCAGGCATCTACGCCTACCGGACCCGGCGTCACCTACGGCCGGGGACCGAATGGGGCTATGTCGGCAAGAGCAACCGGCTGGATTTGCGCGACGGCCAGCACGCGGACAAGGGCTGGCGGGACCTGATGGTCCGGCGCTACATCCTGATCAAGCTGCCGTGGTGGCTCGGCTGGGACTGGGTGCTCCTGCCGTTGGAGACGCTGGTGATCCTGCTCCTGCTGCCTCGCTACAACTGGCAGAAGAATCCGCGGATCGGCAAGGTCGGGCCGCGGGGGCAGAAGATCCAGCGCCTCGAGCGCGAGCAGGCCCGCCCGGCCCACCTGATGAAAGTCCGGGCGGCCACGCTCGGGATCTACGCCCTGCGAGGGGCCGTTGTACTCATGATCATTACTGGCCTTGGGGGCTACCTATGGAATCGATAACCAAGCACGAGCATCCGTATCCGCTGGTCACGGATCAGGCCGTGGGCGATCAGCCCACGTGCAAGGCGAACGCATTCGACACCGCAGCGTCCTGGATCTGGCGATGCACGCGACTCGCGGACCACGACGGCAACCACGAGGCCGGCACGCTGACCGGGCACGCGATGGCCTCGTGGGATCAGCGATGAGCGCTGAGCTGGACCGCCCCCGAGCCCCCGGCGCGCTCTATGTGAAGCGGCCGACCGAGGTGGTCCGGAACGAGAAGCTGTGCACCGAGATCCTGACGGCCGGCGCCCACGAGCGATGGGCGTTGCGTTCGGCCGCGGTCAACATGCAGCGCCGTGGCGAGGTGAAGATCCTTCACCTCGAGGTCTGGCACGAGGAGCTGCGTCAGTGGCATCTCGTGGTGCGCCGACTCAAGCCGCCCGCGCCGGCCTGGCGCAAGCCAGTGCTGATCGGCGCCGGCGCCGCCAGCCTGCTCGGCTTGCTGGTGGCCACCGGCTGGTGGGCCCTGGCCACGCTCGCGGTGATCCCTGGCGCGGTGGCACTGACCACCCTGGGCGTCGCGTTCCTGATCTGGACCGTCGCTCGCACGCCCGGCCGGCCGCGCCGCGGTGGATCGGTGGAGGTGGACGTCAAAGTCCGCGTGCGCTGAGACCCGGACTGGACACACGGAAGCCCTGGACCACGTAAAGGTCCAGGGCTTCCGTGTGTCCAGTCTAGCGGTTCTTCTTGAGCCAGGCCGTTCCGAGGCCGATCACGGTGGCCACGCCGGCGCCGGCGAGCGAGACCCACCAGCCCTGCAACCCGTTCAGGTCCAGCCTGGTCAGCGCGTCCACCACGCCCTGGATCACGGCGAACGCCACGAACGAGACCGCGAGACCGGCCTTGCTCTCCTTGGCCAGGCTCTGGCCACCGTCGTTGTTCGGGCCGGCCGCCTTGGCCGGATCGGATGTGTACGTCATGGCTCCCCCTCAGGTGTGCTATAGTAGAGCTATGTTCAAGGTGATGGTCGCGATACAGACGTTCAACGGAGTGATCGTCCGGGTGGCCGGCCAGTTCGGCGGAGCTGACGGACTTCAGGCGGCCGAGTCCTTCCGGCTCTACTGGGCCGAGCAGCCCCGCACGCTGCTCTCCTGGGTCGAATAAGTCAGCACTGGTAGAGCCCTTGCATCCCGGTCCATGCCCGGAAAGCTTCCTGCTGGATCCTGGTGGTGGGTGGGACCGCATCGTAGATGGCGAGTTGCGTCAGCACCACGTTGCACGTGGCGCGCCGGCCGGCCTCGGCTGCTTGCCGCTGACTGGACTGCTGGGCGATCACGGCGCGCTCGGCCGCGCGCGTGCTGACCACAGCATTCAAGGCGATGCTGACCGCCGTGCCGACCACCAGCACGGCCCAGGCGTACCAGGGTGGCGTCTTCACGCGCTGTCACCAGCCCTTGATGGTTCGCCAGGCGAGGACTGCTGAGGCGCTTCCGAGACTGCCGGCGATGATGGCGATGCGCCAGAGTTGCCCCCGCCACGCATGTTCACGAGCTGCGCCACGCCCGGCACTCCGATGGCCAGTGCGGCCACCAGGATCAGCAGTTCGCTGGTCTGGGACGGCGGATCGAAGATGATGCCCGCTTGCTGGAAGATGACTGTCCAGCCCCCGATGAACGACGCCAGATCCCGCAGGACGGCGCGCAATCCTGGCCGTGTGCTCACTCATGTTCCGCCAATCTACGCATGGCTCAGGCTACCGCCCATGATCGACGGAACGTGATCGGTCAGGACGGCGAGGTCTCACGGCTCTTGAGTTCGAGAACCACCTTGCCCACGAGTTCGGCCGGTACCAGCGCGGCGATCTTGGCGGCCAGGGCGTCCTCGTCCACGTCGCCCAGATCGAGTTCGGCCACCGCGGCCGCGAGCGCCGGCGCGAACGTGTTGGCCAGGAACCCGCTGCGGGCCAGGATGGTGGTCACTCCGCCATCGCGCGAGCCGCCCCCGGTGGTGAGCTGCCCGCGCGCATAGGCGTCCAGCGCGGCGGCGGCGCCGGCCTTGGCGCGCGCCTCGATCTGGTCCAGTTCGGTTTCGGACAGTGTCACGAGATCCTCCAGGTGCCATGAGTCGGTACGCGCTTCCTGGCTGGCGACGTAGCTGGCCGAGAAGTGCGCGTGGTTGGTGTGCGGATCGTCCCCGCGATACGGGTACTGGGCCCAGTTGTTGGCAGCTTCCCAGATACGGCGGTTGAAGATGATGTACCTCAGGCGCCGGTCCCCGTCGCGGGCCTGAGCCAGGATGCGCATCACGCACATCTCCAGCGTCAACCCGGGCGTCCTCAGGTCCACGTCGATATCGAGCGCGTGGACCTCGTTCCGGCTGTCCGCATCGCGATCGCGGAGAACATCGGAGTCCTCGTCCGGGGTGTGGTCGGAGGAACTGGTGTGCGCGGTGTCCCCGATGGTGCCGTCCGCGCCCTTGTCCCGCCCGGGCGCGATGGCGTTGAACTCCGTGCGCAGCGTCAGCAGGCAGGGGACGACTTCCCAGGCGCTCATCGGATTTCGATCTCTTCGACACGTACGGCGATTTGATCACCGTTAACTTCGATCAGCTTTGCCACGTGCGCATCCGCATCGGCGCGCCGGGCGTAAATCGCATTCAGTCGAGGTCCGACCATCACGACACATACGCTCATGGTGGTCAGTCTAGGTGGGCCACGAGGAAGCTGGCGGCGAAGAACGCCAGCCCCAGGGCCTCGAGGTTGATCCGGCTCGTCGCGACCGGCACGGACGCGATCACGAACAGGACGATGGCGACGATCAGCAAGAAAATGATGAGCATGACTCTGGATACCCCCTAGAGATCGCGGTCGAACTCGCACTCGAACGTGGACGCGTTCGAGCCGGTGGCCACGGTGTTCAGCGCGCCGCCCGAGGTCTGGTTGGCCACGGCCTCGAAGTAGTCCGTGGTGCCGTTGGCCTGGGCGATCATCGTCACGGTCTGGGACCTTGCGCCACCGATCAGCGGCGGGATGTTGCGGGACAGCGGTGGCAGCAGAGTGGCGCCGTTCTGCCGGATGCCGATGGAGATCGCCGTGTAAGCGGCCGAGGACGAGAGATAGACGGTGGCGGTCAGCTTGAACCAGCCCGAGCGTGTGGGCGTGATGCGCGTGTTGTTGGTGACCTCGTTGTGATAGCCACCGGTATCCACCACCTCGGACGACGCGGCAAAGATCAGTGCCACGTCCGTGCCGTTCGCCAGGGACTGGGTGGCCGCGGCCACCAGCTTGGTAACCGGCCTGTTCACCGATCCGGCCAGGATGATGTTGATCAACTCGGCGGTTACCGGGTCCCCGACCTCTACGTCCGCGGCCATGTCTCTCCCTTGTTCACAGTGCTGCGTAGAAGATGTCGAACACCTGGACCACGGCGCCGGCCGAGTGTGCCTTGGTGATGCCGTTGACCGCTCTGGCCGAGATCGTGAACGTCTGGACCCCCGCGGCCCACGCGCTGATAGCGCTCACGGTCATCCGCTCTCCGCCGATCATGATGTCTATCGGGAAGTTGCCCGGCTTGCTCGCCGTGCTGCCCCAGGGCGCCGTGGTGCTCGGCGTGGCCACCGCGATTGAGAGAGCGCCAGAGGTGATCGACGCGTTCAGCGTGCTGGTGGTGGCAGCCAGCCGGGTGCGGGTCTGAGAACTCAGGGTCAGGTCGTTGTATGCCAGCCACGCGCCGTACGGGCTGGTGGTGAAGGAGAACTCCCAGCCCCGGTTCATCAGGGTCTCTTCGTAGCCCTGGATCATTGTGTCCACGGTGCCGCCACCGACCCACGCCGGCGTGCTCGTCACAGACAGCCGGTCCCCCGGGTTCAGGCTTTTGATGCTCCCGGACAGCGTGGGGTCCGCCACGAACACCGAGCGCTGAAGCTGCACCTGGATGGACGGGACCCGCTGGTCCGGCCAGGTGCCGAGATAGACCGCCTGCTGTGCGAGGTAGGGCAAGCGGGCGTCCGAACTGCTGTTGGTGTCAATCTGGGAGTCGTACTTCCCGACGCCGTTGGGCGGAGCAAGGATGCTCTTAGTCCCGGTCTCCTTGGTGGCGATGGCGCTGGAGCCGGACGGCCGCTGAGCTGTGACCTCGTTGCGCGTGTAGCGATCATCATTGGTCGGGAAGAACTCGCCGCTCAAGTGCTTGCTGGTGTAGCTGAGGCTGGTTGCTTCCTGGGCGTAGAGCGAGCGCCGGGTTCGCATCACCAGTGCCGCCTGATCGCGGGCCTCGTAGAGGAATCCGCCGTCCAGCTCCACGCACTCCTCGAGGATGTTGGGCAGGGTGTCGATCGGCTGGGGTCCCATCAACTCACTGTCGGGCGGCCAGCCGATGGCGAGCCCGCGGAGCCCTTCCTCGGCTGTGATCCGCAGGAACCGTTCCAGCGCGGTCTCGCCGTTGAAGCCGGTGGAGCTCTGGCTGAAGTCGGCGTTGGCAAAGTCGAACACGCTGTTGCCGATGCCGATCTGGGAGAACGAGACCCGCCCCAGTGCCGCGCCGGCCGCGGTGGCGAACCCGGACGGCCGCCCCAGCGTGGCCGTGGCGATGTTCAGCGTGGTCAGGCCGTAGAAGGCGCTGTTGCTGATCGTGTACCAGCCCAGGTCCACGTCTATGCCGGTGCCATTGACGGTCAGCCTGATCTGGGTGGCGAGCCACTGGCCGGGGGCGGCGCCCGAGCCGAACGAGGCCAGGTTGGTGCCGAGGAGCGCTCCATCCCGGCCGTAGCAACTGATCCGGTAGGACGCGGCACCCACCGTGAACGTGGTGCGGGCGATCGTGCCGGTGGTGTAGAGGTGGAAGACCTCGATATCGGCCAGGGGCGTCACGGGATACTTGTGATAGAAAATCCCGAATGCCTGGTTCGCGTTGACCGTGTTGGTCACGCTTCCCCGGATCAGGCCGTTGTCATCGGTCATCTCGGCCACGCCACCGCTGGCCGGGAACAGGTCGTCCTCCCCGAGCGAGAGGGACCGGATGAACGCGGCCGGCTGGCCGGGCACAGCGTTCGCCGCGGTAGTGGCCCGGGAACCGTCCTCCATCGGCCAGTAGCCGAGCAGGCCGGCGCCGATCAGCTGGGACAGGTTGCGGTAAATGGGCGAGCGCAACGGGCTGGCCCCCTGGGTCAGCCGTCGCAGGATGCCGTCTGCCTGGGTCGGCACGTAGACATCCCGCCCGGTCGAGTCCCAGCGCTGGGGCATCTCCGAGATCTCACCGAACGCCCGATAGTTCGAGGCGGTGATGGACGCGGCGAGTTGCGGGGACCAGGTGTTCGGCGTGCCAAGCCCGTCCGACCATGAGGTGGTCCCGGCCGCCTGGGCGCTCGGGTTGGCGTCGGCCACCAGCGTGCCCGCGATACCTGAGTACATCTGGAACCGGTAGAGCCTGCCGATCATCGGTATGGAGCTGGGGGTGAGGCTGTTCTTGTAGAACGGAAAGGTGCCGTTGTTGCCGCGGATGCCGCCCGCGTTCAGTGAGGCGCTCGAGCTGAAGATGCTGGTGACGGTGGGCTGAATGACGGTGGCCCCGAGTTGCGTCCACGAGCCGAGGATGGAGGAAGCCGTGTAGAAGATGATCGTCCGTCCGGCCGCGCCGTTGTTGACATCGAGCGTCACGCGCAGTGCGATGCGCCCGGTGCCCGGGATGGCAACGGTGGAGTCCGCGTAGTTGCCGGCCGAGATCTGCTCGGTGCCGTCCGTGCTCCAGTAGAGCCGCATTCGGCCGGTCGGCAGGATGACCCAGGCCCAAGAGCGCTGATTGCCAGGCTCCTGGTACTTGCCGGCCAGGTGCATCCCCACATCACCGAGTTGCCAATGCTCGGGTTCGATCTCGATGCGGAGATCGATATCACCCACAACATCCAGCACAGCCTTGTCCAGCGTGCTCAGGTATCCCGCGCTCCAGCCGTTGTTGGCCGCGTCGTAGGTGTTGAAGTAATTAGGCTGATAAGCGAAAGTCCCGCTCTCGGTGACCGACACCCGAAACTGCGTGTTGTTGGGCAGGAGCTGGTAGTAGACACTCAGCGGATTGTCGTTCGAGTAGAGCCCGTCGCGATTGTTCAGTGTGAAGCGGCACGACGACGGAGTGATCTTGCCCTGTTCGCTGGACCGGCCACCGGAGATCTGCACGTCCGCGTTCTCGCGCAAGCGCGTGGTCACGTCGGTCCAGGCGCCGTTGATCAGCATCTCACCCTTGATGCCCAGGGGATCGGCTGGGAAGGCCATCAGGCCACCCCTACCTGGTTGAACAGGGTGGAGACCGAGCCGCGGCCCTTTTGCCGGACCACCCCGCGCAGGGGATCGATCATGGCCACGGCCAGGGTGGTGCCGTCCAGCACCAGATTGACCAGGATCGGCTGACCGCCGCCGCCGCCCGAGCCGGCCATCATGTTCTCGGTGGTGCCGTTCGGGATCACCGTGCTGCCCTGGGGTAGCTTCACGAGCTCGCGGCCGCGCTCGCCCACCATGGTCAGGCCACCGGTGATGCCGCCGCGGGCAAGGTAGCCGATGTTCGGGGTGTCGAACGTCTTGCTGGGGATGGGTGCACCCATGAACGACCCGCCACCGATGGTGAACGAGAGATCGTTCCACTTGCCGATGATCCAGTTGATGGCGCTCCTGAAAGCGTTCTTCACGCCGTCGAAAATGCCCACCGCGGCATTCTTGGCGCGGCGGTAGCCCTCAGGGATGTCCTTGGTGAATACCTGGGCGAATCGCTTGACGGCGCTGATCGCACCGTTCGTGGCCCGCACCAGTTGTCCGACATTCTTGATGAAATCCTTCAGGTCCGGAATCCATTCCTTGACCAACTTCTCAAAGAATTCACCGAATTTGGTCATCCATTCCGTGATCTGCTTCTTGTTCTTGGCGTCGCCCAGCCAGTCCTTGATCGACTGAAGGTTGCCCTTGATGGTCTCGAGCAGGCCCCCGCCTGCCTTCTCGGAACCGGGGAACAGGATCTCGATGAACTCGATGGCGATCTGGATGACCAGCTTGGTGATGTCATAGATCAGGCGGAGGTTCTCGGCCGCCTTCTGCATGAAGCTGTCCAGTTTGCCGGTCTCGTCCGCTTTCTTGATCCACTCGTCGAAACTGTTCGCGATGTCCTCGATGATCTTGCCGAGTTCTTTGAGCACGGGACCACCGGCGCCGGCGATCCGGCCGATCGCATCGATGATGTCCTCGGTGGCGTCGCCCAGCGAGACCAGGAAGTCCCCGAACGCGGCCGAGGCTTCCTCCACATTCTTGATGAACGTGGAGTCGCCGAACGCCTTGAGCAGGCCCTTGCCCACCTCGTTGATCTTGTCGGCCATCCGGCCGAGGATGGGCAGCAGGCGCGGCGCCCACTTGTCCGCAAGATCCTTGATGGCCACATCGAACCCGGCCAGGAGGCGATCCTGGACGGCCAGCTTCAGGCCCTGGAAGCGCTCCTTCAGCTCGATCAGCGCATAGATCAACTTCCGGGCGTTCGGGCTCAGCTTGGCCATCGCATCCGCGAACGCGTTCACCCCGCCGGCGCCGCCAGCGCTCGCGGTGGCCGTCTTGCGCTGGGCGTCCGCGAGCGACTTCTGGGCCTGGACGAGCTGTTCGGCCGCGTCCCGCTGGCGATCAAGGGCGTCCTGGACCTGCTCGCTGCCCTCGATGCCGTCTTTGTCCGCTTTGGCCTTTTCTTCCTTGAGATCCTTCAGCTTCTCGGTCTCATAGTCGTACCGGTACTCCGCGCGTTCCAGGTCAGCTTCGGCCTGGGCGTATGCCTCAGCGTCCCCCTGGGCCTCGGCCCGGCGCATGTCAGCCTTGGCCTTCTCAATGTCGAGAAGGGCTTCCTTCTGCGCGATGGCCTGCCCGCGCAGGGCCAGCTCCAGATCTTCCAGGCGCTCTTTTTCGTTGCGCCGGGCCCGGGCCAGATCCTCGCTCGCCCGGGTGGCCGCCCGCTTGGCCTGAGTTACGCCGTACTCAGCCTGTTCGACGCGCCGGGCCGCCTGATACGCCTGGTCCCCGGCCGCCTTGGAAGCCCCTCCACCCCCACCGGCCTGCTTCCCGTACGCGGACCAGGCGTCCCCGAGCCCCCCGAGGCCGAGCCCGAGCGTGGCCGCCGCCGCGCCCAGGCCGATCAGGGCGGTGGTTGCCGCCGCGGCCACACCCACCACCAGCATCACGGCCGGTGCGAGAGCGAAGAACCCGGCCACCGCGGCCGCCGCGGCCCCGGCCACGGCGATCAGCGCACCCACCAGAAGGTTCATGCCACCGGTGGCCACCGTGCTGGCCGCACCCGTGCTGAGAGTGGCGGCCAGGCCACTGGCCATCTGGGCAGCGAACCCCCCCGCGGCCTGGCCGGCGCTCGCCAGAGCACCCCCGAGCGCCTTGATCGCGGACGAGGCAACACCACCGAGCCGGCCGGCGATCCGGCCGATGCCCTCGAACTTGTCGGTGGCCTTGTCATCGACGTCAACGGTGATCTCAATCTCGTTGTCCATCGTCCCCGCCCCCTCCCAAGTCCTCGATACGCAGCAGCTTCAGCAGTTCGGCCGGCTCGTCCAGTAGCTGGCTGGGCAGGCAGTGGAAGTCGCGGCAGAGTTTCAGTACGGTCTGGGCCCAGTCCAGTTCGGCCGGTTTCTCTACAGGACGGCCATCGGGATGGTGCCCTCCAGGGACGGATTGCCAGCGGATGAGGTCGGTGGCAAAGGGGGCGCCACGGTGGTGGCCTTCTCCGCCCAGGACATCACCACCTGAAGCAGCATCCGCGAGTCCTCGGCTCGGATGTTCGCCTCGGTGACCGGCACCGGATTGCCGTCCTCGTCCTCCACGTTCCACGCCTGGACGTTGCGCGCGAACACGTCGATCAGCGGCCCGATCAGTTCGGGCCCCGGCGTGCTCGCACTCGAGGACTGCAAGCCGATCACGGTCCCGAGATCGTCCATGCTCATGCCACGCATGGAGATCTCGAGGCCGTGGAGCTCGTGCCCTTCCGGCCACCTCAGTTTGTAGATCTTGCGCTTATATCCCATATCGGCCCCCTTGTGTTGCTTACGACCAGGTCGGAACGGTGCCGTCCGCCAGCACGCCCGGCGCAGACCAGGTGAGCGCACCGTCGTTGCCACGGCTGAGCTGGTAGTCGGTATAGAGCAGCTCACCGGCCAGCGTCTGGCCGCTGACGTTGATGCTCGTGGTCCGCATGACCGACGTGCTGGGCACCGTCTTGAACACGGTGTGGCTGAGGTTGGCCGCGTCGTTGAAGACGCCGTTCAGGGTGATCGAGAAGTCGGCCAGCAGGAGCAGGCGTTCCATGGCTGACTTGTCGATGCCGGTCACGTCCTGGACGGCGCGCGGCGTGGCGAACTGAAGGTTCGTGATGTCGTTACGGATGTCCCGCGGGGTGCCCGTCGAGTCGTCCACGCTGAGCGTGGACCACGCGAGGCCGGATTCCTTGGCGATTGTACTCACTTCCGATCATTTGAGTAGCTGTGTCCGGTTCAGACCTAGTTTCGAGATTCTTGGATCTTGTCCTGGTGGCCGGCGAAATCGTCCACCCAGTCCTCTGCACGTGCATGTGCACGGCGCTCGCCGGAGGGGTTGCCCCGGTGGTCGCCCCCGCGCACGAGGTAGAGGGGCTCGCGCTCCAGGCTCACCGAGTGCCGGTCGGCGGCAAAGCACGCCTGGCCGGCGCCGAACGTGAACTCGGCCTCGCCGTTGGCCGCCCTCGTCTCGGTGAAGCGCCGCCCGCACGAGGTGCGGATGTAGAGTGCGGCCTCGCCGTCCGCGGGCACGCGCGTGACCCATCCGTTGCGGTACGCCTGGCATCCGGACTCCAGGCACGTGGCCGGGCGCCGGTGGGTGGAGATCGGCGCCACCAGGGCGTACGTCTTGAACATGTGCGGCGGCAACTGAGGCTCGATGCGACCCATCAGAAAACCACTCCCGCGGTCTCGTTGCGCGAGACGTTCACCAGGAACTGGGCGTTGGAGAACGTGCCCGTAGTGACCACGCGCACGTAACGCCGGATGGTGGCCGTGTTCAGGGTGGCGATGCGCTGCACGCCGGCTCCGGTGGCGGCCACGAACGTGGCCCCGGTGACCGCGGCGAATGTGGCATTGTCCGCGGAGTCCTGGATGGCCACGGTGACCGAGGTCCCGGTGAAAGCGATGACGTGCAAGTATGCCTGGAGCCCGAACGCGGTGGCCGCGGTCCCGTCCACGCCGGTGGCCGGCGAGGTGGCCACCGTGTCCGTGCGGAGCCCGGCCGTGGCCTGGAATCCCCACTCGAGCCCGTAGGCGTTGGCCAGTGCCTGGATGCCGATGGTCAGCGAACCATCGGCGCCGCGGGCCGGGTCATAGTTGATCTGCTTGGCCACGCACGTGGCGGCGGGCGAGCCGAGCCCGTAGCCGCGGCAGTAGGTGACTTGCCGGTCCCCGTACGGGAGCGTGCTCAGTACCTTGTGCTCGCCCACCAGGACGACCGGGTTGAACCAGGACTGGAACTCGATGCCACCGTCCCGTAGGCCGCCGATGCGCTCGGGCGCGCTCTTGTCGATCGCGGTCACCTCGAGCGGCGCCGGGCCGCCCGCGATGCGGCTCAGCGAGCCGATGTCCCCGGACAGGTCGAACGCGTCCACCAGGAGATGATCACCGAGTCCACTTTGCTTCATATGATCAGGCCACCTGACTGAATGCGTTGTTGATGATCAAGGGAACGGTGATGTCGACTACGCGGAACTTGGTGCGGTCGATGTCCAGATAGCCGGCCTCGGCCTCGAGCGGGGTGCCGGCCTCGCCCAGCAGGTCCACGTTGCGGATCATGCCGTCCAGGGTGAAATCCCCCGAGTAGGCCGTGATCAGGGCGTCCGTGACCTGGACCATCACGGGATCCATCATGTCCAGTTCGGCCGGTTCCTTGATCGCGCTGGTGTAGATGCGCACCGTCATGACCATCAGCACGGACGTGGCGGTCAGCCCGGACCCGCCCGGGAAGGGCTTGATGTTCTGGAACCAGATGGCCGCGGTCAGGCCGGTGTTCGGGGCCGAGCGCGGCTCGTACTGGTTCACCTTCTCCAGCCAGCCACAGCTCATCGCGTGCGATGCGAGCGCATCGATATACGCCTGGATCTCCAGTGCCATGTCAGCCCCCCAGCTCCTTCAGCGCCTTGGCCACGATCGGCTCGGACAGCTTGGCCGCCCGGCGCTCCACGCTCTGGTTCGCGCGCCGGAACGCGTGGTAGCCCTTGAATCGCGTCTCCCTGTTCCGGGAGCTGACGCCCTCGAGCCACGGCCCGTAGACGACGCTGTTGTCGTGCACGCGGCCGCGCGAGTCCTTGGTCTCCCGGGTGATGTTGGACTGGTAGAAGCCGGTCGGGTGCTTCAGATCCTTGCGCAGGATCTCGTGCACCCGGTTGTACGCGAGGTTGGTCAGCACGGTGTTGATGCGCTCGCACATCTTGCGGATGACGATGTTGCGTCGCGCGGCATCAAAGAACGGGCCCGAGTAGCGCACGTCAACGGTGGGCATCAGAGACCGCCCAGCCAGAGACCGGCGAGGAAGATGTCCGCGAGCACCAGCAGGACAACCAGGCGCCTCACGTGCCCACCACGCGCGAGCGGCCCTTGCGCCCGTAGCGCTGATACAGCCGTTCCATGAGGTCGGCCAGGCCCTCGCCCACGGCGTCCCGGGAGTTGCCACCGGTGCCCGAGCCGGCGCCCACCGGACGTGCGTAGCCGGACGCCCCCTGGCTCACGGCCACCTCGGCGCCGGCGATGGCGCATTCGGTGACGAACGAGGGCGGCAGGATGTTGGAGATCGTCACACCGGTCAGGTGGGCGGCCGCGGCCGTGCCGAGTTGCCCGCGGTCCACGGTCAGCAGGCGCGGCGCATAGACCGCGGCACCGGACAGGTGGGCGGCCAGCACGGTGGCGTTCACGGCCCGGGTGACGTAGAGGACGTTGCCCGCGATGTCGTTGACCCGCATCCACTCGCCGTCCACCCGGACGCGCTCGCCCGCCTTGATCAGCGTGCCGTCCGAGACGGTGATCGCGATCTCGGCCTTGTTGGCTGTCAGCCCACCGTTCAGGGTGGCGCCCGTGACGATCGGGGCCTTCTCCAGCACCACAAAACGTTCCGACTCGGCCAGGCAGAGCTGACCCACGCCCACCTGGGAGGAGTCCGCGATCGTCAGCACGAACGTCGAGGAGTTGATGTTGCCCACCAGCGTGGTGGCGGTGGCCGTGCTGGTGGGGTAGCCGAACGTGCCGGTGATGGACACGGCGCGCTGGGTGGTCTGGTTCGATGTCCAGAAGTTGGTCCCGCCCTGGTTCACGTCGATCCAGGTGTACGGGGGTCCGGCGACCGGCTGAAGGATGTAGTCGGCCACGGCCATCGTGGTGCTGCCGGACGTGATCAGCGTGGGCGCGCCGGCGAGCTCGTTCTGGTAGAGCCAGAGAGAGAGGCCGTCGGGCTGATCGAACGTCCTGGTGCCGGTCCACGGGTAGAAGAACCGGTGACACAGTCCCTCGATGTCGCGGGACATCTGCCGGATGGCGGAGTCGATCCGGGCGTTCAGGCGCGTGGAGTCAGCGAGCTGGAGCGTGTCCTGCACCTGCTCACGGGTGCAGTACGAGATCTCTGCCATGCTCGCGACTGCTTTCTGCGCGATGGTGCCGGAAGGACATCTTCAGTTATGGGCCCGGTGGCGCTGGGGGCCACCACCATCGGAGGACGCCACCGGGCTGATCATATGCCCGTACGCCCGTCCGGTTTCCATCCGTCGTACGGGCAGAAGGCGATGCCGTTGATATTGGTCTTCAGCGGCTCGCCATCATGGGGGCAGGCAATGGGCGCGCGCGCGTCATCTTCCTCGCGCTCACGGCGTGCCGTGTTCACGATCGACTGAAGCGCGCGCCACCCGTTGCCGGCCATCAGTTGCTGGTGTTGTTCTTGCCGAACGAGTTGCGCGGGGTGGCCGACTTGGCCGGCTTGGTCGCGTTGACCGGGGTGACGTGACCGCGGCCGGTGTCGTCCTGCTTGCCGCCCTCGTCGCCCAGGGTGCGCGAATCCGTGCCGTCGTCCGACCGGTCCTCGTCCTGCTCGCGCTCGGCGTCCTTGTCCTCGGCGCGCTGGCCCACCTCGCCCACGACACGTCCGTCCAGCGAGCCGATCGGGTCGGGCTTGTCGGTGGCCACGTCGTACAGCAGGCCGGACGCGGACTGGACCGCGCCCTCGTGGCCCTCGTAGCTGGGGATGCCGTCAGCGGAAATCTTGGGCATGTCACTCTCCATGTTCTGGCTGGGGTCGGTACGGACATCATGCTTCAGGGTGACCGTGAGCGCGCCGTCCAGGCCGACCCCGTAGGTATCGACCTCGTCCGCCGCGAACGTCACCTTGTTACCCAAATGCTCCATGCCGACCCCTTACCCGAAACGGTTACGCGGCCACCACGTAGGCGCCCGGGTCCAGCGAGATGTAGTTGACGTACCACTTCATCGCGCCGGTGTTGGTGGCGTCCGTGATGGCCCGGATGGAGCCGGCGCCGATCACGAACTCGTTGTTCTGGGCACCGAACACGCCCACGGTGCCCGCGGCCGCGAGCGTGGGGATCGTAAACAGGGTGCCCACGGCGAGCGAGGTCACCAGCACGTTGGCGCTGAGGTCCGCGTTGCCGGTGGTGGCCGTGTTGAGGATGTTCAGTTTGAGGTTGGTGGCCGTGGCCGACATGACCGTGGTCACCTGACCCACCAGGCTGGTGACCAGCACGTTGCCGCCGACCACGTTGAACAGAACGCCGGTGGCGGTGGCCGGCAGGACGGCCGCGGCACGCACAGCGGTCGGTCCGTAGTTGGCAAGCAGGATCTGCTTGCCCGCGAGTCCAGCGCTCATGGTCAGACCCGCACGTTCGGAAGGTTGGTGACCTTACGCTGCACGTCCAGGTCCCCGATGATGTAGACCGAGGTCCCCGTGGCGTGGGAGCAGGCCAGGTAGCTGAACCCGTCCGAGAGCGCGCCCTGGGGGATGAACACGTAGAGCGCGGCCGCCGCGTTCGCGACGGTCGTGATCGAGGTGCCGTTGACGCCACCAACGCCCGCGGTCCATACCGAGGTGCCGGCCGCCTGGGTCCAGTAGCTGAACGTGCCGGCCAGGGTCTGGCTGGTGCCACCCGAGGCCGCGGTGGCCTCGGTGATGGTGGCCGTGGTGGCCGCCGATGCACCCACGATGTAGAAACCGACGCCCGAGGCGTCGCGCAGGGACACGCGCGCCGCGCCGGTGGTCACCGAACTGGTGAGGTTGTACGTACGCCCGAGAGCGAGGATGGAACTCAAGATCGTTTCCCTTCATAGGGGCCGGGGGATCATTGCCGGCTGGGGTGGATGCCTGGCAGGGGAGCAGAGCCGGATTTGCCGTCCGGACCCCTATCCCTGCCAGGCGATGATCAGCTTACGGGTTACGGACGGGCCGCGAGCTGCACGTACGGAGAAAGCGTCGGGCCACCGTTGCGCGGGGTGATGGCCGACTGGAGCCACGGGCGACCGTCCACCCGCTCGATGAACCGGTAGGCCATCATGTCGTTGCCGAACCGGTAGTCCGAGGACTGCTCGGCTTCCATCTGCATCCGGTCGCCGATCAGGTACTGGCTGAAGTCCACCAGGTTGACGTCACCCGCGGTGCCCAGGTTGGACACCTTCTCGCTGATGACGATCGGCAGGCCCAGCAGGGACAGCGTGGGCGAACCGGTGCCCATCGTGCCGGCAATAGGGCCGAGCGCCGAGCCACCGGTACCGATGGACAGCGCCATCGTGAACAGTTCGGGCAGGGCGGCCGGCGAGACGATCCACACCGCGCTGGCCAGCGAGCTGGGCAGCATCCGGGAGTACATCCCGACGATGTTCTCCCACTGGATGGTGGCCGCGGTCTGGCCACCCACCGCGGCCTGGGCCACAACGGCCGAGTTGAGCGCGTTGAACACGCCCAGCGGCTCACCCACGCCCGAGCCGAACATGAACGCGATGTCCTCGAACCACGCGATGCCCTGAGGCATCATCGTGCCCAGCAGGGTCTCCACGCTGATGGCCGAGTCACGGCGCAGCTCGTTCGGGACCTCGGTGTAGGCCGTCAGCTTCTTGGCCTCGAGCACGACACGGCCGAAGTTGGGCTGGCTCTGGACGAGCGCCGCGCCTTCTTCGGTCCAGTAGCCGATGACGCCGCCGTAGACGCTGGAGACGTTGGACGTGGAGTCCACGATCGGCATCGAGATGCGCAGCGAGGTCATCGGGATGACCGTGGCCCGCGGCCGGACGAGCGCCTTCTCCAAGGCCACCTGCATCAGCGTGGCCCGGAACTCCTCGGGGATGAGGAAACCACCCGACGCGGGGTCGGTGGAGGACATGGCGTTCTCGATCAGCGTGCGCCGCTCGAGCTCCTGGCCGGACGCGATCGTCTTGGCGTCGCAGACCTTCAGGAAGTCCCAGAGATCATCGAACTTGCCGTCCAGCGCCGCGCCGGGGGCGATCTCACCGCTCTTGTAGGTGGCCGTCTGGCGCTGCCGCTTCATGTCCGCGGCGGTAGCCTTGCGGTCACCCTTCTTGAGCTCCACGCCGCGCTCGGCCGCGTAGGAGGCCATGGCCCGTTCCACCTGGATCTGGACCTGCTCGCCCACATCGGCGTTGACCTTGCCGAACTCGTTGACGTAGTTGGTCATGAATTCGGGCAGCGAGCCCTCGTCCAGGATCGTCTTCATCTTGGTCTTGTCCAGCAGGACGGTCTTGAGGTCATCGGCCGTGGTGGGCACGGCCAGCTTGGTGCTCATGCGCTCTCCTTCGTGGCCGCGCGGCCATTGGTGTTCAGCCAGTGCGCCATGGTCATGGCGTGCTGGAAGTCGTTGGCCTCATTCGCAGCAGCGAGCGCTTCTGCTGCCTCGCGCTCGGATGCGGTGATGAGGTCGGTCTCGGGGGTTGGGTCAGCTGCGTGCTCGGCCACGAACTCCCGGGCCCGCTCGGGCAGCAGCGCGGACCAGCCATCCAGCTTGTCCGCCACCTCGGAGTCGTCGGCCACCTCGGTCAGTTCGTCCACCAGGCCCGCGGTCAGCGCCTCCTGGCCGGTGTACCAGGTGCCGTCCTCGCCGTTGACGGTCATCAGGTTGCGCCAGTGCTCCACGTCCTCGCCGGCGCGTTCGGCGTACATGTCCGCGACGTTGGCGCTCACCTTGTCCAGCAGCTCGCCCGAGGCCCGGTGGGTGTCCCCGTTGCCGTAGGTGGAGGTCATCGCGTCGTGGATCATGATGAACGCGTTGCGCGCGCTGACGATCCGGTCGCCGGCCAGCATGATGAACGAGGCCGCGGATGCCGCCAGGCCATCCACGTAGACAGTGATCGTGCCCGCGTGCCGGGCCAGCAGGGAGTGGATGGCCACGCCATCGAACACGTCCCCGCCACCGGAGTTGATCCGGACATTGATCGGGCCGGGCCCGATGTCGCGCAGCAGGGCGGCCACGTCCGCGGCACCGATGCCCTCCGACATCCAGCCCCCGCCGCCGATGCGGCCGTAGATCATCAGCTCAGCCGCGGCCTCGGCGTTCGGGCGCGCGCGCATGGCCAGGCCGGGGGTCTCGCGCTCGCTGGGCTTGGCCCGCTCGATAGCCAGGTCCACGGCCGGCTGGAGCTGGGCCAGGATCTCGCGCTGGCGCTTGTTCATCAGACCCTCGCCGGCCAGTGGACAGCGGTGCCGGTCTCGTGCTGGAGCGAGGCCCTCGCCTCGTCCTCGGTATCGAATAGCCGGACCGAGGTGGCGTAGTTCTCGGCCGCGTTGTCCCGGAAGATCGTCACGTTCACGGTCCAGGTGCCGTCCTCGCGTTGGCCCCACGTGCGCGTGATCATGGCCGGTGCCACGTCCGTGCCGTTGGAGCGCGCCAGGAATCCGACCGCGGTCACGATTCGTCCGATGCTGGGGGTCTGGCTCATTTGCCACCTCGTCGTTTGATCACTGAGCACCGGCACGTGTTGCCGAACTCGGCGCCCACGCATTTGATGTAGCCCTTGCCGCCCGGGTAGTCCGCGTACGCGGCCTCACGATTGCGATACGTCTTGCCGATCTTCTTGAGGCAGGGCTCGCAAGTGTTCGTGCTGTCCGGGTGGCCCTTGACCACCCAGCGCATGGCCCCGTCGATGCTGGCCTCGGGGTCATCATCCTTGGCAGGCGCCGGCTTGGGCTTCTCGCCCGGCTTGCCAGGCTCGGTCCCGGGCGGCGCCACGATGGTGGGCGGGGGCGGCGCCGTGTACTTCAGGTCTGGCCAGTCCAGCAGCTCGAGCACTTCAGCCGATTCGTAGCCGGCCTTTACCAGGGCCACCAGTACGCCGCTCTTGGTCTTGAGCTCAGCCAGCGCCTGCTCGCTGTTCTCGGGCACCGGGTCCGTGTAGTCGAGAACCATCCGTTTGGCACTGCCGTACTGGCTGAGTACCTGGCGGTTGAGCATCGACTTCCAGCGGTTCAGCCGGGGCTTGAGCATCCACCGGGCGAACAGGTACTCGCCGGCCTCGGCGTTCGCGCGGTTGACATCCTCCACAATGCCGATGATCGACTTGGGCATCCCAAACGCGGCCAGTGCCTTGTCCCGGCCCACGCCGTCCAGCTCAGCAATCTGCAAGTCCTTCAGCGTGAAAGCGTTGGCCACCCACTCGGCCTGCTCGAGGATGGCTACCCGGTGGCTCTTGCTGACGCCCTGGTGCTGGCTGGCCCAGCGCTTGCTCATCTCCTCGAACTCGTCATCGCCAAGGCGCCGATCCACCTTGATCATGCCGCCCGGGATGGCGCTGTTCTTGAAGAAGTTGGCCTGCCATTCCTTGGTGAATCGCTGGGCGTCCAGGTCGCGCAGCAGGGCTTGGACGGCGCCCATGCCGCGGTACGGGTCGACGGGGGAGGGCTGGCGGATGCGCAGCAGTTCCTTGGGGTCCAGCGGGATCTTCTCGCCGGTGCCGGGCGCCGTGTAGACCCAGCCGGCCAGGAAGTTCCAGGGGTCGGGGACGGGCTGGATGCGGTCCGGGCGCAGCACCCACATGTCCGCGGGCAGGCCGGCCGCGAATCCCATCACGATCGAGCACTCACCCACCAGGTCCACATGCTGCTGGCCGGACTCCACGATCTCGCTGAACGGCTGAAAGTCGTTGGGGTGCGCGAGCAGGTCCAGGACGGCATGTGCTTGGACGGCCTTGCGATCCTGGTCATCGCCCGAGTTGCTCTTGGTCCAGAGTTTCCATTCGGCCTCGGACGTGCTCTCGGCCAGGCGGGCCACGATGGGGTGAATGACACCATCGGTGGCGTACGCATCGAGATAGGCCAGCATGTCCGAGCTGGGCTGGTAGCCGAAGTAGTTCGTGCGGACGTTCGGGGCCAGCGGGACGGGCGCGCGGTTGCTGATCTCGCGCCGCGCGGCCCTGGACAGCGGGCGGGTCCACCTGCTCACTCGATGGACCGGCGCTCACGCTGCATGTTGATCAGGGTACGGGTGGACGGCTCGATGTCCATACGTAGGGCGGTCGGTTCGGGCGCCTTGGCCTGCTCAGCCAGGTACTCCGGATCGGCCTCACCCTCGCCGCGGGCCAGCTTGCCGAGGTTGTACGTGGCACGGAAGCCCTCAGGCAGGAGCCGGCTAGCCTTGGCCTCGGCGGCCGCGATGGCTTCTCGGTGCTGCTCGTCACTCATGAGACACCTACCCACCAGGCGATGGCCGATGCGGTCTGGGTGCCGATGGTGGCCGGGAGCGTGGTGGTGAGGCCGGTATCAGCGGTCGAGTAGCGCAAGGTACTCCCGCTCATGCCCGCGTTCAGCACGGCACTGTCGGTGTTCTGTCCGCGGCTCATGCTCGGCGCAGTCAGCCCGTTGTTGAACCAGCCCATCTTGTACCAGGTCCACGGGGTGACAGTGGCCGGCGACTGAAGTGCCATGACCTTCAGTCCGGCCGTGGACCACGCGGTTGTCTGGTCCACGGTCTGCCCGAGCAGGTTGCCACTGTCGGAGTAGAGGCCGGCCAGATTGCGCCCGGACACCAGCACGGCACCACCGAGTGTCAGGTTGACGATCAGGTTGCTGACGGCGGTGGTGTTCATGACCTTGAACCTGACCACCTGAAGCGTGCCGCCCCCGAGTTGGAGAACGCCAGCTTGCAGGTTGGCCGGATCGAACGACCAGCCCAGCAGGTTGTGATCAGAGGGGATCACGAAAGGGGAGTTGGTGTCGCCGCGCTCATACAGTGGCATGTGATCACCATGACGTAACGCGAGCGTTACCGGTGCCCGTATCCAGTATGCCGGAAATGGCACCACCGTAGACGGGTTGGGGCAATTCGTAGTAACCGTTCGAGATCACCCGGACCGTGTAGGCGCTCGCACTGGCCGTAGCGGCGAACGCGATGAACAGCACGCCGGCCGAGTCGTTGACGATCGTGGCCATCTTGCGCGCGCCGGCCGCCGGCACCAGTACGGCCGTGCTGGTGGACGTGGCTACCGAGGCAAGGGTGGCCGTCTGGCTTCCGGTGGTGCTCATCCGGCTGGTGCCTCCTGCTCGTCGGTGTCGGTCACATAGGCCACGAACACGAGGCACGCCCCGAGCACGGCCCAGCCGATCCAGGGCCACGGTGAGCGGAACGCTCCGATGGTCAGCGCGATCAGGCCGAGGATCATCAGCACCGGCGTGCGCAGCAGTGCCAGACGTTCCCATTTGATCGTGCGCCCCATGGGCCCGGATGGTACACGAGAAGGGCCCGCATCCAGCGCGGATGCGGGCCCCTGGTGATCGAGTCGGTCAGCTTGCGCCGTTGCACTTGCCGTTGGACACGCCCGCGATGCACACCAGTTGCACGCTGGTGGGCCGGTTGTTCCAGTTCTCCTGGCCTGAGCCCTGCGTCACCAGGAAGGTGGGATCGAAGTAGTTCGCCCAGGCCGCCCGAAGGAGCTGAGGACCCGCGCCCTGGCAACTCACCCAGTCGCTGATGATCCAGTAATAGCCCTCGTAGGCGATGTTCTCGGTGACCGTGTACGAGCTGGCCGAGTTGTTCACGTACGTGCCCTGCGCGTACGTGCTCCCACTGAGGTTCCAGCACGGTCCCTTCAGCGGCCAGTTCGCGCCACCGTCGAAGTTGTAGACCGTGGTCTGCCACTTGTTGTCATAGCTGGTGTTCTCGTACAGGCACAGGCCGCCCGGCTGGGGACACCCGTTCGGGAAGGCGCTGGCGTGGACGGGGCCGGCCTGGGCGATCGGCCGCGCGGTGGCCGGCGCGGCCGCGAGGGCCAGGCCGATGGTCGCGATGGCGAGCGCCGCGAGCAGGCGCTTGAAGATAGTCATGCCCAACTATAGCAGATCAGGGCGTGGGTGCCGGGATGGTGTGCACGCCGATCGGCGCCGGTGCTGCCGGTGGCCGGGCCGGCGCCATGGCGTTGATCAGCAGCAGGATCACGCACAGCGCCAGCAGCGCCGCGCCGATGATGATCAGGCCATGATGGTGCTGGCGCCTCACTGCTGGATCAGGGCAACGGGCCACGCCAGATACTGGCGCTCCTGGTGAGCGGTCCACATCTCAGCCTGGGGCATGTGCTTCATTCTCCGATCAAGGCAGGGCTTGCCAACTTCGGCGCCACAACCACACGGGCCGTAGAGCTCAAAGGGTGTACGAGGCAGCAGGTGGATCCCGTAGTCGCGCGACCCCTGGCCGTCCCTCACATGAACCTCACTCGCGGCTGGGGCTGCACGTCGCGCTCCATCACGGCGTACCGCATGGCGTCGTCGCCATCGTCGTTCTCCTTCAAGGGCTCGTCCTTGCCCTTGTCGTTCCAGACGTAGCCCGGGATTTCCTCGCCGGTGCTGGCCGGCTTTTTGGCATCGATCAGGTTCTGATCCCGGCCACCCACCACCGAGTGCTTGAAGATCATGATGCGCGGGCGGCCGCGCCCGTCCAGCCGGAAGCGCGCGCTGGTGGCCTGGATCCCGTCGGCCACGTTCTTGCTGGCCGGACGGGTGGGCCAGCCCAAGTGCCGCTCGAGCGTGGCCCGGTCCTCGGCATCGTGATCGCACACGATGATGTACGGCCGCTTGGCATCCCAGCCGGTCACGGGTAGCCCGTCGTACTCCCGCGCGCGGCCGGTCTCCCAGTCGATCGGGCCCACCCCCATCAGCGTGCGGATGGTGCGCGCGTGGTCCTCCACCAGGGTCTGGGTGCGGTAGATCTCGCGCACCAGAATCATGGCGCCGTCCGGATCGATGGCCCAGTCCTGCCAGACGAACGGGTGCACGTAGCCGAAGTCGACTGACCATATGCGCTGCCAGTCCGCGGGAATGACGAACGGGTCCACCAGGTGCAACGCCGGGTCGAACTCCTCATGGATGACGCCCTCGGCGGCCGCCCAGATTCCATCGCGCAACCGCAGTTTCCGGACACCGGTCAGCGCGTCCAGCCGCGCCATGTAGTCCTGGCCGGCCCGGGTCTTGGCCCCGTCCTCGGTGAAGTACCGCGGGTTGTCCTCGTGCCTGCTGTGCAGCATCAACGTGGCGCCGGCCTCGCAGCGCAGCTTCAGCCAGTGCGTGGGGTGGTCCGGGTTGCAGTCCGCGATCAGCTGCTGGAACGAGATGGCCCCGTTGCGCAGCCGGGAACTCAGCGCAAGCCAGCCATCCTCATCAATCTCGGTGGCCTCCTGGACGTAGATGACGTCCCACTCGGTGCTCATCACCTTGCCCGGTTTGTCCAGGCCGGCCATGGCCAGGCTGCTCCCGTTGCTGTATCGGTACTGGGCCGGCTCGCGCACGCTGCCGCCGTAGTAGTTCACCGTGCCGTCCAGCAGGGCTTCCTTCACCACGTCGCGCTCCCACGTCTTGAGCCCCGATGTCTTCAAGGACTCCAGCGTCTTGCGCACGATCAGGCAGCGCACGTTGGGCGAGAGCAAGCAGATCAGGTGCAGCTTCTCGAGGACGGCGCGGCTCTTGCCTGTGCCCGCGGGCCCCGCGAGGAGTACCTCAGGGGCCCGCGTGTTCATCGCCTCGAGCGCGGCGCCGCGCGCCTTGAACGAGTGGATCAGCTCTTGGGTCACTTCTGCCAGGCCAGCCGGCGCCTCGATACGCATTGCCGATACGTCCGTAACGTTGCTGCCCCCATGGAGTCCCTGACCGTTTGCTCACAAAGGGCAATGACCCACATCGGCGCGTATCGCAACTTGTTCATACCCCTACTATAGCAGACCACTACTGGAGATTGGAAGGGGTGACCCCTTCGATCTTGTAGTTGGTCCGGATACCCACCTCGCCACCGAGCTGGAGCCTGGTAGGCAGATGGCCCAGCTCCTCGGCCACGTTGCGCAGGATCTTGGCCGCCGTGCCGGCGTCGATCTCGAACACCGGCGTCAAGGTCACGGGGTCGATCACCACCCGACCAGACGCCGTGCTCTTGGGACTCGCGGTCATCGCCGCGGCCAGGAGCTCCTCGTACACCTGCAAGCGCGTGGCCTTCTGCGCGATGGCCAGGCCGGCGAACTCGTCCGCGGCGTTGTCCCTGATCTGGGCGATGGTCTCGGCGTACTTCAGGGCAAACGCGCTCACGGCCTGCTGGGTCACGCCGAACTGCTCACCGATCTCGCGCTGGTTCACCTCGCCATGGGCCAGCAACACCTGAACGCGGCGCCGGGCCAGTGGTTGCTCGAGCGGGCCCCGGCCTTCCCTACTCACAAGAATCCGAACAAGTGATCATGATGTCTCCCGGCCCAGCAAGATCTTGAACTCTGCCAGCGTAGATGACCGCGTGTGCAGCTGGTCAGAACTCCAGGTCCAGAGCGAGGACCAGCCCGGCCCCCGGCGCACAGCCACGGCCCGCTGACCACCGCGCACCATCCGCACGGCCCACGATTCGAGCTCCTGCCCGGGCGTGCCGTGGATGGCGTGCGGCATCGTGCCCACGGCCCGGGTGACGACGGTGGACCAGCCCAGACTCCAGGCCAGGCCGCACAACGTCTTGACGGG